ACGAATCGAACTGAGTCCGTGGTCGTAGTACACCGGCGTACCAACAAAGCTCCGGGTATCGCCGAGGTCGGTCGCCTTGGTAAAACGGTCGCCGGTAAGGTCTTGCCCGCCGTAGACGATGCCACGACCCTGCAAGGTGTAGTCGCCCACCGCCTTGACGCCGCTGCCGTAGGATTTGACAAAGTCGGTCATTGCAGTACTCCGAGTAAGCGACGGGCCAACGCTTTGACATCGTCCCCTACTTCTATTGTCAGGGGGGTGTCAAGGGTCGACTTTGTCATCATCTCGTCTCGCCATGCCTGAGGCAACGCGTCAACAAAGTTTTGCCCCTTGCGTTTGGCGAGGGCAATGAGGTTTTGCTTAAAGGTGTCGAAGGATTCCGTGCCACCGTAGCGACCCCAGCTTGACACGGCGGCGCTAATATCGCCGGGGGTGACGATGGGAAAGTTGCGAGTATCGGGGAAAACAAAGTCACCCGCTGGCATCCCTTGCCGTTCCTTCGGTGTCGTGTTGCGGTCGACTGCGGCTTTCATATCGTCCATCGCATAGCCCATATCCATCATGTCGTCCATGTCCTCGGGCATCGGCTCGAGCGCTGCCATCACCAAGGACTTTTCCGGAATTACCCATAGCTTACAAATTCCTTCGGGGTCAATCATGCCCTCAACGAGCTGACACGCCCCGCCTTGGTAAAAGACACAGTTCGCGCAGACCATGCCTTCGTCGTCCCACGGTGAATCGGCACAGTAGTGAGCGCCGCTTTCGCTGATGCCCGTACTAAACTTGCCCGACGTTGCGACGATGCTCGTATAGGCGGCGACCATGGCATCTTGGCGTGGACTCAGTCCCTCCGGCGTCAACACTTTGACCGCCTTGGTGGGGTCGGGGTCAACTTCGGCGTGTCCGAGTTGCACCATGGTTTCCATCATCGACTTGGCATAGCCGTGCGCCTTGCTGATAAGTTGCTGATCGGCGGCGCTATGCCGTGACCCGGCTTTGAAAGACTTTTCCATCTTCGTCTCCTGTTTTGCTAAAATACTGTTTGCCCACGTGCGCCCTTCGTCACCACCCCAGCCGTGCCATGCTTGCCAGCCCTTGCCTTGCTCCGACCACGTACTGCCTTGTTTGTCGACTTCGTGGCGGGCAAAGTACGACGCCATGCGCTGAATCGTATCAAGCGACACCGGACTGCGACTCGCTAACTGCGTCGCCCGTGCGATGCCGACCGGCGTCATGCCACGTTGTGACGGTGGCTTAGCTTTGCGGACTTCTAACGCACGACGGGCATTCTGTGCAACCGACGCCGGTGGCGTGTAGGTGTCTGCCATGATTCCTCCTAGGACAAAATAGCGTTAAGCATCCAGCCAAGTTTTTGATGAGCCATGAGGCGGTCTTGTAGGAAGTTGCCGACGGCTGGCTCAGCAGTCGCTTGGTCGATACCCTGCCGGAGCGTCACCATGATGAGGTCGTTCGTTGCCTTGAGCTGGGTAATCATTGCGGGCAAGGCGTCGTCTTCCGTCGCCGGGTCAATGGGTTGCATCGTGGCAAGTGTCGCAAGCGTTGCCGGAGCCTTGGCGCCAAGACTGCGGATAATCTCGCCAATGCCGTCGATGGCGTCGAAGAGTTCTTGGTAGGTGTCACCTAAGAATTCGTGGTACTGCGGAAAGTCGGCGCCGGTGACATTCCAATGCGAGGCGTGTGCTTTGTAGTAGGCAAAGAGGGTCTGAGCGAGCAAGGTGCGCAGGGTGGTGATTAAGTCGTTCATCGTATCTCCTATAATTTGAACTGTGCGAAGGCTTGGTCGGCGATGGTTTGTAAGTCACCCCGTTGACGCACAGTGGCGGCGGCGTCTCTCGCCGTCTTCCATCGTCCCTTGTGTATCTCGGCTTGTTGGTCACCGACGACATACGGCGCATACGACGCCGCCGACATGAGGACTGCGGTGTCGCCGTCAAGGTCAACACGGTAGCTACGGTTGAGTGTTTCGCTGCCGTTGAGTCCGTTGCCCGTGCCACGAAGATACGGGATGCGAAGTTGCCCCCGTTTCCACATCATCATCACGAAGCGCCGTTGTTTCTCAGACTTCCACTTCATTGAGCCACGCTTTGGCGGCGGTGGTTTATCTTCGTTAAGTTGCCCCTGAACAACAACGGCGTATGCCAACGTGACCGCTCGGCAGGCGTCGAGGATTGCTGCGGTAGAGATACGGTTGATGATTTCTACGTCGGTTTTAATCACGGGCGCACCAAGCGCAGCGACGTATCACAACGACAGTTGACGTGGGCAGGCGGGCCACTGGCGACCTCTGGTGGCCACTCATCCTCCGTCATGCCGTTAAGGTTAACCCCGTAGGCTTCGCCGGTGCATATCGGGCAGACCTTTTCGTCGGCGTCGGTATTCCATACCCGAATCATGGTAATCCCCGCCTTCCCTAAGTACTGCTGGTATTCCACCGTCGCTTGGGCGGCGGCGCGCGTTGTCTCTGTCACCGCTATCATCCGTGCTCGTGCGGCGTCTGACAGTGGGCGCATCATGGCGGTCAAGTCATCAATCGTCATACCCGGCGTTTTGCGATATGTTTCAATGATTGGCTTGATGCGATCGGCGGTGGTTTGGTCAATCTTCGCCGTCGTCTTTGGTACGTAGTCGCTTAGCCAATCGGTGACTCGCTGTGACTCTTCGTTGGTATCCATTGGGATATTAAACTGCGTCCCCAGTGTGTCGATGCGCTTGCCCATCTGCGTGGTCAGCTCCGCATTTAAGACGGGTGCGATGACGTCTTTTAACGTCGGCTCAACCGGTTTATTCTGCGTAATTTGCCGTGCCCACGTCGCGCCACGCTTGGCTAATTCCGGTGCAATTGCGTTGTAGATACGTCGTTCGTCCGGTGTCATATCGTCGACCGCTTTGACCTCAGCGACGACGTTGACCACGTCGGACACGGTGGAGTCGGGGCTAAGCCGCGCCATCACAGACTTGACTTCGTCGTCCGTAATAACGTCGGAGGTGAAAGAGCAGCGAGGGTCACGCCCCGACTTAATGCGCCGCTCTAATTTTTTTGACAGTAGCGCCCAGTCTACACTTCGGGCGGCGACGGGTACGGCTTGGGCAGGCGCATTGCTTGCCGTCGGTTCCACATTGTCGGCGACTTCGGTGGGCAATGGCACGACTTCGGGTTGCATCGTCTCGGGCCCGGTCATTGCGAGGGTCTCATCGATGTTCTTATAGCCCAGCGTCTGCATTGCGCCACGGAGCGGCATCCCTGCCTGAACTAACATCTTGAGTGAGCCAGCGCGGGCGGCTTCGTCGGCCTGCATGACGTCAAGCTCATCAGGGTGATACACAAGCTCGTAGCCAATGGACGCAAAGAGTTGCGTATTGATGACGTGTTCATAAAGTCCAAGCCGTGGCACAATCGTTTCACGCCAAAAGCTTTGTCGGTCGGAGTCGGCGGTCGCATAGTTGGCGGCGCTGGCTTCAAGCATCGTCCGAGGCACACCGAGCGTCATGCTGATAGTGGTAATGACCCGCTCTTGAAGCTCGGGCAACATGAGGTCTTTGATCGGCGGCGTAATAACCGTTGCCTTGATTTCGGGTGAGCGCACGAAGGCAGTGCGAAAGGCGTTAACCACTCCACTGAATTTCCCCCACTCTCCTTTAAATCTTTGGAACTCCGCTTCGTCCATGTTCTCCGGTAGATTCATAATCGTCACCGGTTGCGCACCGCCTTCAAAGAAGTGGGAGGCAAAGCGCTCCAAGTAGTGGGCAAGTTGGGCGCTCTGTAAGGCGACGCGCGCCGGTGCAAGACCGGGTCCGATTTCGTCGGTCATCGATGGCTCACGAAAATAGACGACGTCATCAACAGACCACGGGCCGAAGGTGACCCCACGGAATTGCTGGGTAAACGTAATCCCGGCGTAGGGATTCCCTGCCACCGCTTGGCTGGCGTCGAACTTGACCATGACGGTCTGCGGATTCAATGCCTGAAACCCCGTTAACACGTTGCCCTTTTTGAGCTTCA